TGACGTAGTCTTGTGAGGTGGCGCCCGCGGCGACGGTGAAGGAACGCTGGCAGTATCCGTCGATGAACCGGGACGCAGCCTCAATAGACGCAGTGATGAGGCCGTCGTCAATCTCGTCGGTGATACGCAGCGCAGATTTGACCTGTGCCAGCGTGGCGTAGTTTGACATGGATAACCTCCGGGCTAGCTGAGTCTACAGTCCCACTAGTTGATGCGACCGCACTCTCCGGATTCAACCTCGGCAGCGCAGGCGCATCGTCAGCACGGGGCCGACACCCACCCTCACGAAAAGACCTCCAGCAGAGGCACCCAACATTCAGCGAAGACCCGGTCAGCCGAATACTGCTGCGCGAAGTCCACAGCATCCTGCGAATGGCCCCCGCCTGTCTGATACATCGCTTCAAGCGCCTCAACGATAGACGCAATCTGCGGTGTGCAGAACCAGCCGCGTTGCGTTGGATTCCACTGCGGCTGAACAGCGACAGCCACACCATCTCCGACCAGTTCCGGCTGAGCAGAAAAGTTGGACACGATCACGCGAGTTCCGCACGCCTGCGCCTCTATGACCGGCAGCCCAAATCCTTCTCCGGCAGACGCATGCAGCAGCACGTCTGTCCGAGTGTAGATGCGGGCCATCACGTCATCCGGCACACCCATACGGTGGTCGTACTGGTCTGCGAACGTGACCTGGCTCTTGTCGATACCGCACGACTCCACCAGCGACACAAGGTCAATGCCGTGCGGCGGGCGAGCCTCCGTATGCAGATACAGAAGCGCGTCGGGATGGTTCTTAGCAAACACGGCAAACGCCATCAGGTTCTCGCCCCACTGCTTGCGGTTGGGCATCACACCCTTGTTCGCCTGCGGCATCGTCACCACAAACCTGCCCGGCCACGGATCTTCATCCGGCGTCGGCTTCCAATGCTTCTCCAAAGCGTGCGGAACGTAGACCGCCTCAATGTCCTTACGGGCGCAAGCCTCCAGCCCATGCTTCGACATAGCGACCGGCGTCACGTTCGGCTTGCGCAGCCACGCCTCAACCTCCGGCACAACGTTCATGTGGTCGATAGGAACCCACGACAGGATGTTCGGCACTTTCGACAGGTTCGGGTTCGTCAACACCCACACGTCGGCGAGCGTCACCATCACCGTCGGGTCATCAGACTGCTTAGTGAAGTCAAGCCAATGCCCGTAAATGTTGTCCTGCGAATACAAGTCGTGCCCGGCAGGATAAATCGGGATGCCGTGCCACTTGCCGACACCGAGATAGTGACCGTAGTTGGTGTGGACAGCCGTATCGTGACCGGCCTTCTTCAACCTACGAAGCACCTGAGCGGACTGCGTACCGTAACCGGTAGGCGCTTCAGGGGAGTTCGAGAACCAGAACACACGGGGATTACGCGCAGGCTTACCCATCATTTCCTCCAACGCAGGTCGCAGGTTCCGGGGCGGGCCAGCCCTGCGCTGCCAGCCCGCCCCGGAAATTACTGGTTATTACGAGGCGTTACCGATGAACGTCTTGACCGCGTCAGCCTGACCAAGGTCAGCGTCAAGGCGGAGCGAGACACGGAACGCCACAAGGTCAGTGGTGAAGAAGGCGTCATCGCTGCGAGCAATTTCGACCCCTCCGACCTGACGAACGTGGTAGGAACTCATGTCACCGAAGATGACCGACTTCGCCGAGGTCGCAACTGCGACAACGTGCGGGTTCTCGATGACAGGGTAGCCGAGGAGCAGCGCCTGAGTACCGAGCGTCGGGTCGTAAATGTACCGACCGTCGGTGTCCTTCAGTTTACGAAGAGCGGACAGCGTGTTGCGCCTCATCTGGAATGCAGCCGACGGACGCGACGCATACTCCGAGTCCACCGAATGCACGAGGTCAATCAGGTTGTCCGCGGTGAACGCACCCGAAACGGCGGTGCTGCCAGTGATGCCAGAACCCGCAGCAGCGACGATGCCCTTCGGCTCGACCGTGCCGGTACCGACAGCCAGTTTCGTGTTGACGATGTTGCCAACCGCGTTGCCAGCCTGACGACCGAGGAAGTCCACCAAGTCGATTCCGGTGTCCTCCAGCAACTCACGCGAAACGGTGAGGAGCGTCCCGAACTTGTGGGCGCGGAGCGTCAGGAGCGACGTGGTCGGGTTCGACACAGCAAACTGTGCCGCCTCCGCAGTCGCAGAACCGGACGAGAACGCCGTCTGCGTCGGGACCTTGATGTCCTCGCCGCCTGCAGTCGTCAGAACCGTGTAGCCGACGGCAGGGTTGCCGAACGGGCCGGTGTAGCGGAGTTGCTCCTGCAGCACGTCGTAGAATCCCTGTGGGATTGTTCCGGCGTCTGCGGAGGTCGTCATCGTGGCGCGCTTCTCGAACGTGACAGAGCGACGCTCACCGTTGACCAGCGAACGAAGAATATCTTCGTCAGTCGAGGGCTTGGGCGCGTCGGGGATACGAATCTCAGTAGCACGCGCCTCACGGTCAGCGTCCTTCTGAAGCCGACCAATGACGGCGGTGCGCTCGTCAAGGTCAACGTTAATTCGGTCATACTTCTGTGACTCTTCTGCGGTGAGGTCACGTGACTCGCTAGCGGCGTGGTCAAGAAGTTCCTTAGCCTCACCCCATGCGCGTGCGCGCTCCTCAACCTGACGGTTAATGTAATCCTGCATGTTTGCCCTCCTAGGGCGCTATGAACGAATGTCGAAGGCGTCCCGCGGAGGGTGTGCCGGTCCCGTGAAAGGGCGCATGCAAAAAGCGTACAGCCTTTGTCACCAACGCTTAGCGAGCAGGTCCGTCTGCTTAATCTTCAGCGCAATCAGGTTCGTCGGCTCCGGTGCAGGCTGCGGCGTCGAACCCTTGATGGCATTCAGCAACAGTTCGGCCTTGTCAGCAGGCAACTCTGCACCGTCAGCAAGCAAGTCCAGCGCCTCACTCAGTTCGTCAACCGCCATGCCAGTTCGAGCAGCCAGCGACCGGACCGCCGCAACAGTCTGGTCATACGCGGGAAACCCGGTGACAATCGAAGTCTCGAAGAGCCTGATGGAAGTCAGCACACGTTCCATCCCGTCGTCCGACCAACTATCGCCGCGACGGTCCACCTGAAACCCGAACGACATCTTATCCACAACACCGGTTCGCATCAGTTCACGAATATCCCGCCCCGCCGTCGTGTCAGGAAGGTCCGCCTCAACACGTAGCCCAATGTCGTCCTCAGTGAGCCGAAGCGTCCCCGACCGGCGCGACGCCAGCACAAGGTTCGAGTCATGATTGACATACAGCCGGATGTCGCGCTTACGCTCACGGAGCGTCTTAGTGAAAGCCCCCGGAGCAATACGCTCAATAAACGGCAGCGGCTCCGACGGACTATCAAATACTGCCGCGTACCCAACGAACGTGCTGCCGTCACCCTCCTGCCGCAACTCGCCCGTAAACGAACGGAACTCCACGTCGGACCCCTTCGTGCGAGGCATAACCGGTGTGACCTCCATGCCGCCGCTCCTGTCGTCGTTTACCATGTCAGACTTTCTATCGTGCCGCACACCCGGATAAGGATAGCGTGCGCCCGGCGTCGAATAAACATTCCGACCGGGATGCACGCACAACTCCGCACGTTCATCATTCCTCCGGCACTAGTTGCACCGAGACAAGTCCCGTGTGCGCAAGCGGCAGGTCAAGAAACGCGGCGACCGACTCCGGTGTGTACCCGGCAATAACAAGCGCCTGCGCTGCCGACGCCTTCTGCTGCGCCGACACCACCCCAGCGTCCGTCAGCGGAATGTTCTGGAGCGGGACACGGAACTGGTCGCCGTCCTCCACGTCACGCATGTCCTCCAGCGAACGCACGTCATTCACGGACATGTACCCGGCGAGCAGCGCCTTTGAGTACGACTCCGTGCGCGTGTTCAGGTCGGCCCTAACCAGCGCGTTCAGGTTGAACTTGATGAACGAACGGTCGTTGATAAGCAGCCGGTGGAACGCAGACTCCAACATTTCTGCATACGGACGGATGGTGTGTTCCGCGTAAAACAACATCTGCTGCTCCACCGACGCAAAAGACATAGACCCCGCGGTCGTAACGCCAAGCATGAACGGGGGAATGCGGAACAGGCGGGCGACCTCTTCCACGGCGAAGCGGCGCTGGTCGAGTAGTTGCGACTGTGCCGGGTCCACCGTCACCGGTGTGACCTTCGACCCGTTCATCATCACTACCGGCTTGTGGGCGCGTCGGGTGCCACGGTGCGCGTTCTCCCACGTCGCCTGAATCTCCTGACGCTGCTCCAACGTCGGCTCACCGGGAATCTCGATAACCACACCGGGAAACGCACCGTTGCCAAAGAACGTCGACGCGAACTCTTGCAGAGCCAGCCCGAGCCCCAACGACTCCTTAGCCTGCTTGATACGGGACGTGCCACGTGCGTCGCCCGGAAGCAGCATTTCCGTCACATGCAGAATCTCACCGATAGGAACGAACCCTGCACCGACGACCCGGTAGCCCTGACGGTTGTTCATGACGGTGACGTGCGTCGGGTTCAGGACGTGCAGGTCTTGGATGAGGGCGCGGTCGTCACGGGAGATGCGAACGAAAGCGTTGCCGTCAAGCAGCAGGCTCATCATCACCTGCTGCCAGAACGTCGTGCGCGGCAGGGTCAGGGACGGCTCAAGTACCCAACGGTCCTGCGGACGAAACGGAAGGCGCTCACCATCAGCACGGATGAACTGGTCTACGGGGAGGGTGGCGATGGTGTCGGAGATGAGACGGACCGCCGCGTAGACGGCAGACAGCCGGAGGGCGGTGTCCTCAGTGACCTGCACGCCGGACAGGGAGGGCCGGTCGGTGAGCGCTCCGGTGGCGAAGAGGTTTTGGAAAGCGGAACTGCGCCGCTCGAAGAGGTTGCCTAGCACTATGCGCTCCGTTCCATCGCCAGCCCGAACGCGGTCACACCGATACCGGCAACCACCAGTCCTGCCCACGGCGCAACCATGCCCACACCGACAGACACGATTAGGATACCGACCGCCTGTAGCATCGACGCTAGACCCACACCCACTCCTTCGGTTCCACCTTCGGATTATCGTAATGCCACCGTGCGCGGTTCCACGCGATGACCGCCGCAATCGCAGCGTCAATCTTCTTCGGTGACGACTTGTCCTCTTTGGTGATGTACGCGCCCTGCGCCGTCTCTTTGAGAACGGCGTTGGAGCAATGGCGTGCTAGACCCGGATGCCCATCGTGGGATAAGCCCTCAGTCGTCGCCGCTTGGTAGAAGGATGAGCAGGCCGCAGCCATCCGCTTCCGCACGCCCGTGTTGAACGCCAGCACCCGCTCAGGCCCATAGGCGTCGGCCCACTGCTGGAGCTGCTGCGCCCAATACGGCGGGTCCGCGCTCATCTCCTTCACATCAAACTGACGGAACGCTGCATGCACCGCAGCATCCACCTCGTCAATCGGAACCTCCCACCGTTGCGACCCACCCGGATGCTCCCACAGGCCAAGCACAAACAGGTGCGGCACCTCCTCCACCGTGGCTGCGACCAGCGCAGTCGAGTCCCCGGAGTACGACCCGTCGAACCCGAGGACGATAGCCGTCTTGTCGGCAACGGACTGGTCGTTATGTAGGTCGTCCCACACGCCAGGCGGCAGCCACCGTTCCTCATCCGGCTCAACCCACATGTTCAGGTGATACCGGCAGAACTCGTGCAACGGAATCTCGCTGTACCGCCGCACAATGTCATCCCGACGCTTCCACGGCTCCGGGTTCGCATCCTCCACCGCCTGCACCAGCGCCTCACGGGAATCGAGGTCGTCAATCTGCACCTTCGGTTCACGCCACACAAACAGAAACGCCGGGTCGTCCACCTCACCGGACTCAACCTTCCGTCCGTATTCGTACTGTGCAAGCGCAACAGACTTAACCTTCGGGTTTCCTGCCGTAGTGATAGACAGTGACCAAGAGTCAGCACGCTTACTCAGGCCGTTCTCTAGCACGAGCGCCACCCGCTGCTTAGCACCGGTCCACTCGTGGGTTTCATCGAACGCCACAAATGTAGGTCGAAGTCCGTCATTGGCACCCGCAACTGCCGGAACTCGCGCGAGCCTGCCCGTCTCGCCCTTCAGCAGCAGTTCCCTGTCGAACGCATCGAAGAAGTCCGACAGCGGCCCCTCAGTCACGACAGCACGCGCAGCACCGAACAGCAGGTCGGCCTGCTCATAGGTGGATGCCGCAACCACCACAAACGGGTCGTGCTGACGCCTGCCGACCGGCCTGCCCTCCGCATCCCAACTGTCAAACCGGACCGGGCCTGCCATCTCTGCCAAAGCCAACCACGCAGCAAATTCGGTGTTGTGAGTTGGCACCATCGCCTCGCCTGCAAGGAACAGGTGGCTAGCACTGTCAACGGTCAAGCACCGGGTCGGCACAGAATCGACCTGCTCAATCTTGACAACCTTACGGCTGGACGG